TACTTAATACCTTGTGCAATTTGTCGAGACCATTACAAGGAGCATTTAGCTAAAAATCCATTAACGCCATTCTTAGATTCGAGAAAAGATTTAATTAAATGGACGATTGATATACATAATATGGTAAATAAGATGTTAGGAAAGGCTGAGTGGACTGAGGAGGAAGTTATTATATATTATGAACGTCTGGGCCGCAGAGATCGTTCTCCTGTATGGACAAGAGAAGATATGAAAGAAGTAGATTATCGTTCATTTGTAAAAGGTTTTATAACAGGTTCTGCGATTTTAGCTGGTATTGGTGGTGTAGTATATTTCATTAACAGGCTTTAGATATATGTAACAATTAATCAAACTATAAAAAGAGAGAATAAGCAGAATGAGTGGCAATAAAGGTATCAATATTACAAAGTATTTGACAAATGGCCCCACAGCAGCTTCAAATTATAAGTCAACTACGGGAACCAATCCAACTATAGGAAAAACTGCAGGGACAACCGCAGGGACAACCACAGGGACATCCACAGGGAGTTATACGACTAAATATAATATAGGATCGGCAGGTGCTGGAACAGGAAGTAGTATCGCAAGAATCCTATCATATGTATTAGCAATTTTTGTTGTAATAATGGTTATTCTGTTATTTATTAATTTCTTTATTACGCCAATATTCCGATTACGACCTGGTGGTCCCGGTATAATACCAGTACCTGGATTCGATGATGGTAAATTGTTCTGGAATAAGAACTCAGCTGGTCAAATTCTAAATAAGAATCTACCAATTGCTTCACAATCATTCGGCTACACAATGAATCTTGACGTATTTGTTCAAAATCCACTACAATTCTCAAGACATCCTCGCGTATTTTTTAGTAGAGGCGCCACCAAAACAGAAACGCCTTCTGGTGATACTCTTCTTGGTGTACTAAGCAATTATAATATTGCTGCTGGATTATTACCTGATACAAATGATTTAATTGTTTCAGTGCTGAATAAGGATAATAATATGGAGTCAATCATTGTGCCTAATATTCCTATTCAGGAGCCATTTAGATTAAGTATGGTTGTAATGGAGCAGGCATTGGAAGTGTATATAAATGGACATTTGATGAGGACGCGATCATTTGGGGCGCCGCCAAAATCGGTCGATGGAGATATCTATCCAGCCGCTGGAATTGAAGCAAATGCTGTTCTTGTAAGAAACCTAAAAATATGGTCGCGTATTCTTACAACAAGTGAAATTCGTCAGGCATCGCCAGCTTTAAGTACAGGTAAGAATTTTGGGGCGGGTCCAATGCCGTCGTCAACATCGTGCTCTACAGCTGCGAGTAATACAATGACGAGTATAGAAAAAGGAATGGACCGTTTTACGAAACTATCGATTGACAGTGTTTCCGATGTTACTTCAAATCTTCTATAATCATATAATATTATAGGATGTCAATAATTGCTCTAATCATATTTGGTGTAATTTTATTATTAATTACATATTATATAATTGTTTATGTAATCTACAAAGGAGCTGGTAATAATGATATACTTACGACACTGACCCCTTTATCTTCTAAAAAAGATATACTGACTTCTGATATTACTCAGAGCACACTTTTAAGTGGAGCTGGTTCAACTGTTATGGGTTACTTTAACCTAAAAGGTGGTGATCGCACAGTTAAATATCAGGATGGTTATACACAATTAATTCAAGTGGAAAATAACTGGTTTTTAGAGATTTCTCCTTCGCCGATTGGAAAGGATAGTACAGCAGCTCGTCTCCGAGTTCAGACAAGTGACGGTGGTACATTAAAACAAGAAACAATTGAATTACCACAAATTCCAAAACAGAAATGGATATTTATTGCTATTTTACGCGATGGGAGACGTTTTGATATAATTTATGATAATAAGATTGTAGCCTCACAGAGACTTGAGTATTATCCGGTTGTAATAAGCAGTCCACTTTCTGTTGGAAATAAGGGGCTTGATGGTTCAGTAATTCACGTAATAATTAATGGTACACGTTTAACACCAAATGCTGTTGAGCGTGAAAGACTCACACACGTAGATACGAATAATACGGTATTAGAAGCAAACTCAATTGATATAAGCTTTCCAGGATTAAAATTATTTGCTCAATGTCCTTCCGGTTTACCGTGTGACCCTATTACAAAACCACCTAATAATAACTTAGTACAATGGAAAACACCATATGCTTAAAAGTTGGCTTGTAGAATATCCTTGTAAATGTCAGGAATAATGAACGCCGCCTCTAACAAATCATCTCCAATTGGAAGACTTGTTCCAGTGTTACTTGTTTTAGCGGGTTTAATTGGTTTATACTATTTATATCAATATCTATTTGGTCCTAAGAGTACAAATGCTTACACTTTAATTTCAGGTACTCAGAGTGCTAATATCGATCCATCCAAACCTATCACAATAACATCTGATAAACTACCAATTATCTATGAAGGTGGGGAGTTTACAATTTCTACTTGGATTTATGTAACAAACTGGTCTTATCGTACTGGTTTCAATAAATCAATTGTCAGTGTCGGTGGGCCAAACTTTGATACGATTCGTGTCTATTTAGGTGGTAATAAACCAAAATTAAGTGTCCGTCTCCAAACGAAGGATATGAGTGGCGCAATGAATGCTGTGCCATCTGGAGCTACTGCAATTAATGTAAATCTTGGAGCAACTAAATCACAGGTTCCAGTTGAATCACTTGACAAGGGTACTCAGAATGCTACATTTGGTATTTTACAAACTGACTCTGGATTACTAGATGGTTCACCATTATGTGATCTACCTGAAATTGATCTCCAACGATGGGTGTGTATTACAGTATCAGTTAATGGAAGAACAGTTGATGTATATATGGATGGTAAGTTAGCCCGTTCGTGTGTATTACCTTCATTCTTTAAGGTTGATGCAGGCGGCTATTCAGCTAACTTACTAGCGTACGGTGGTTTTGGTGGACAAATTGCTACTACTACGATGTATGACTCTGCATTAAACCCAGAGGTTGTTTACAAGAATTATATGGCTGGGCCTCAGCCAATTACTAATATTGGGCAATGGTTCTCTTCATTCTTTGCTCCAGGTGTTAGCGTTTCAGTATCAACTAAATAAAGTTTAAAAATAGTCCAAAATAAATAATACAAATTAATAAGAAGAAATAGATGGACAACACTAGATTCAATCAACAGTTTAATTCTGGTGCGCAACCCGGTATTATACCGCAAGTCCTGTTTGCACTGGCACTTGTTGTAGCATTATATCTGGTCTTACTGTTTGTTGAGATCATTTACAAGTATATCAATCGTTTATCTATGAATAGAACTAAATTATTACCATACACATATAATACCGAGGATAAAGCTATTAATATTACCCAAGATCCTAATGTGAAAGGTTCTAAGCCTGTAAATTTATCGGATAATGAACGTTCAGGTGTTGAATTCAGTTATACCTTTTACCTAAATGTAAGTCCAGCAGCATTTAGACAGGAATATGGCCTCAATCATATCTTTCACAAAGGCTTTTCCAGCCAATTCCCTCTTTTAGCACCCGGTGTTTATATGCGTTCTGATACAAATACTCTCCGAATCTATATGAATACCTATAAGACTTGGAATAATTACGTTGAAGTTGAGAATATTCCAGTTTCAAAATGGGTACATGTTGCCATCGTATGTAGTGAGAATTCTCTTGAGGTATATATCAATGGTAATCTCGCAAAGAAACTACCATTTGATGGCTTCGCACCATACCAGAACTTCGAAGATATCTGCTGCTTTTCACAACGTAGAATCACTATGAAGCATTCGATCGTACCATCAACAGATGAAAATGGATTTGATGTGTTTGGATGTATGAAGGGGCAGCTCAGCAGGTTAAATTATTTCAGTTATGCTCTCTGTTATGCTGAAATCAATCAGCTAATGAATGAAGGGCCCAATTCTAAGATGGATTCTGCTATGACGAATACAAACATCCCGCCATATTTGGATGATACTTGGTGGTCCCAAGGACATTAATTAGAACCTATATTCTGACGCGGAGGTTTAATTAAAATAAGTAATGATAAAAATACTTAATATGTGAATCTAAAGCATTACATATTAAATATAACAAAATTAGCTATGCCAGGTGGAGGTCTATATTCATTGGTTGCCTACGGAGCACAGAATGTACTTTTAAGTGGTAATCCTGATTTTACCTACTTCTATAAAACATATAAGAAATATAGTCATTTTGCGGAGGAGTCTGTGACGTTTTCAATGGATGGTCCGCAGGATTTATCATATGACCAGCCTATTCAAGTTCGTTTAAAGATCCAACGTGTAGCCGATCTTGTTCGTGACATGTATTTCCTATTTGATTTACCCGATATATATTGTAAATATATTGAGAGTTTACCAACATCATCAGGAAGAACATCACAATATAACTTTGCGTGGACAACGCATATTGGGTGTCACATTATTCAGGAAGTAGGATTTTACATAGCTGGACAAAAGATTCAGAACTGGGATGGAGCATATATGATTGCTCGCGCTCAATGTGATTTAGATTCAAGATCATTTCAGAAATGGTCTCGTCTAGTTGGAAATATTCCAGATTTATATGACCCAGCAAATGGGCTATATGGGGGTGGCTCTACTGGTACTGGTTATCCATTAGTATATAACAATAATGGCCCTGCTGCTTCAACTACTACTCCACCTAATATAAATAGACCATCAATTGCTGGAAGAACACTTCAGGTTCCGCTCTCATTCTGGTTTACAGAATCCACATTTGAATCACTTCCACTAGTTTCTCTACAGTATCAAGAATGCGAAATTCAAATCACATTGCGTCCTATTAATCAGTTATATAGAATAAATGATATAAATGGATATCCAGTAGCTCCAGGGTATCAATTTAATCCGTCGCCTATTTCTCTACAGCCTGAAAATGTGTATTATACGTCTGTATCTGATATTTCAGATATTACAATAAATAATTTTTTGACGGATATTGGTACACCTAATCCACTATTAAATACGTGGCCTCTAAATCCAAGAATTCAGATGACTTATGTATATTTGACAGATGAAGAGAGAGCACAATTTTCAGATCAACCCTTACAATACTTAGTACGACAAATTACAACATATCAATTCCCTAGTATAACATCACGTCAGCTTGTAGAATTACAGACACATAATCCTATTGAGCGTATGATAATTATACCACGTCGTTCAGATTCTCTATTATATAGAAATCAAGTCTCCAACTTTTCTAATTGGTTAAATCCACTTAAACCACCCTTTATTCCAGCAGGAGGTGGATGGCCACCAAATGTAAATCTTACATCTGCTACAGGTAATTTTGTACTCAATGGTCAGCGCTCTATTATGCGGGCATTTTCAGTATTAGGCGATGGTAACTTATTACAAGAAGAGAAACCGATTGAATACTTTACACAAGTTGTACCTTGGAAGTATTTAACGGGTATTCCAGACCCAGAATTGTTGGTGTATCCGTTTGGTCTTCATTCTCCTTCAACACAGCCTGATGGTACAATTAATAGCAGTCGTATTAAGTTATTCCAAGTAGATTTGAATGTATACCCATTACCAGCAAATTCATTTTATCAGTATGACATAACAGTATTTGTTGAGAATCTAAACTGGGTAAGTGTATCAGGTGGTACAGGTGGTCTCAAGTATGCACTATAAGGATAACTTCCTCCGTCTTAGTGAGATATATAAGGGTATAATAAAATCGAGACAGGTCTTAGAATGTCAGATAATAGTGACACAACTAATAATGGGGCAGGAGACAATACCAGTGATAATACCAGTGACAATAGCAATAGTCCTGTTGATGAAGGCAGTACTAGTTCATTATTTAGTAATTTAACAAACAAGTTAAAATACAATTTACATAAGGCAGTATATGATCCAAATGCCAATAAGTTTATTGAAGAGCAGGCTAAAAAGAAGAAAGACAGCACTAATACTACAACTACGGATACTAACGCAAGTACCCCATCAGACCCTAATAAGTTTAATACTGTACGACTTGCCAAAAAGGTTGGTAATCAGACATTAGATATATTAAAAAAGATATTTTTCCCATTTATTGCTGTAATGCTTGCAATGATTGTTACAAATGAATTGATAATTTATGCTGTGCCTATACGCATTATATTTTTCATTGTTACTTTGGCCATATGTATTTACTCACAGACTGCAGCAATTTCATTATCTTTGTATTATATTTTTAAAGGATCCTATAGCTATTATGTAAATAATATGACGGATAGACCAAAGAAGAATATAATGCCAACTATTTTTGCTTTACTTCCAATAACTACGTATAAACCTATGTCATCATTTTCTTCGTTCTTTATGTATCCATTTACGTATCCAAAGACGGAGAAGGCTGCGCTCAAGTTGCCAGAAGTAATGAAAGGGTATTGGGAGTCTTTGGTAGAATCTTTTAAGGATTTTGATAAGATTAAGAATCTTCCTCTTTTTGTGGAAGATATAAAGAATATACAATATGATTTATCACATTTACACGATTTATCAGGTTCTGCTATTAATTTTAAAGCAAATCAAAATAATAAAATGGTAGGAAATGTTGTGTCCCCACCAGTGCCATCTGCTCCACCAGCTAATAATTTAAACTCTAAACCATCTGCTCCACCAGTGCCATCTGCTCCACCAGTGCCATCTGCTCCACCAGCTAATAATAATAATCCTACTAACTAGGATTTAAAATAATTAGAGTATGAAAGAGATAGAGATGATTGAAGTATCAGTGGTTAC